GATATAAATCACTTACTACTGCTATTACATTCAATTCAAATGATCCAAATAATGCACTTTCTCCGATACTAAATTTGGATCAAGCAGGATCTATACTTAATGTTAATAGATTGAATAAACCAATCACTGATTATCCCAATGATAATCGTGTCAATTCAATTGTTGATGATCCACATTCATCTGTATATTATTCAAATATTACAACTCTCCAAAATCCAGCATCTGGACTTAAAGTTATTATTGCTGCAGAAAGACCTGGAGATGCTGACTTTAGACTTCTTTATACTACAATAAAAGCAGATTCTAGTGAAATTGAACAATCATATGATTTGTTCCCAGGATATAATAATCTTAAGCAGACAAATGAGGGTTTCTTAGTCGTTGATCCATCCAAAAATAGTGGATTGCCGGATAGAAAAATTGGAGCAAGTTTAGATGGGGAATTTTTAGAATATGAATTTACGATTGATAATTTGGACCTATTTACTGGATATGGAATTAAAATTGTAATGTCTAGTTCTAATCAAGCACAATCACCTCGTTTTGCAGATCTTAGAATTATTGCACTCAGATGATAAAAGTAGAAGGACACTCCAATTTATACAGAGATGAAAATACCGGTGCTATCGTAAATTGTGATACTGCCGGATATAATCAGTATATCAATACTATTACACAAAAAGATTTGCGTAAAAAAGAATTGGATGAAATGAAAAAAGATATTAATGATATAAAATTCTTACTTCAAGAAATTTTGAATAAGTAACTACTTATAAATAGCTAGAGGTATATTAGCATCACAAAATAATGGCTGTTTATGTATCAAATATTGTGATTGAGCAAGGGTATGATTTCGATACATCCTTTCAGTTAGAGGACACTAGAACAAATTCTCCTTTGGTTTTAACTGATGCTTCAACCGAAGCAAAAATGAGAAAATATTATGGATCCTCGACGGCAGTATCTTTTGCATCAACTGTAACTAGTCCAGACTTAGGTATTATTTCAATTTCTTTGACCGGAACACAGTCTGTTAATCTGAAACCGGGAAGGTATGTATATGATGTGAAAATTTTAAATTCTGGTAGGGAATATAAAGCCGTCGAAGGCACAGCATTAGTACGAGGGGGAGTAACTAGGTAATGCCGAATATTAACGATAGGATTGGTTCTCAGAATGTAATCCGGGTTTTATCCAACGCATCAGCACCACCAACACGACTAGTAAATTTAAGTGATGTAAATTCTACTCTAAAAACTAGAGATGGAATGATCCTTGTATGGGATCTTTCTACAGAATCATTTTACATGACGGATTCGATTGATTCGACATCCCTTAATATTACTGGAATTGTTACATTTTCCAATACAGAAAATTCCACAGTACCTACAGATGGTGCATTAATTGTTAGTGGTGGAATTGGAGTTGCGAAGAAAGTAAATATTGGTGAAGGACTCACAGTTGCTGGAGTTTCTACTTTTGCATCAAATCTTGATATTAATGCCGCAGTTGACATCTTAAATGGTTTAGATGTAAACGGTTCATTTAAATCTGTCGGTATTACAACTTTAGCATCATCTGGTGGAATTACAACTACTGGTGGAGATCTATATGTTGGTGGTGATTTATATATTGCTGATGATCTTGTACTAGATGAAGTAACTGCACGCAATGCAACCTTAACTGGCAATCTTAGTGTAGATGGTCATACTGAACTTGATGATGTAAATGTCTCTGGTGTTACAACTACTAGTGGATTACTTGATATCAATGCTGGTGGTCAAGCAAATACATTTAAGGTAGAAGATCTAACAAACGATAGAATTGTTATTGCTGGTACTGGTGGTGAACTTGAAGATGATGCCAATTTAACTTTTGATGGGAGTCAACTTAATGTTGGAGGTAATCTCAGGATTGCTGGAGTATCGACTTTTGTTGGTGGTATAACCTTTCAAGCAAGTTTGGAGGTAGGAGGTGATTTAGATATAGATGGTCACACCGAACTTGATGACCTTAATGTATCTGGAGTATCAACATTTGCTGGCAATATTGATGCTAACGGATCTCTAGACGTAGATGGTCACACCGAACTTGATGACCTTAGTGTTTCTGGTATATCTACATTTATTGGAAATGCATCTTTTGCAAATAATGTTTCTATTGCAGGAACACTTACATATGAAGATGTAACCAATGTTGATGCTATTGGACTGATCACTGCTAGAAGTGGTCTTGAAGCAGGATTTCCTGGTGCAGCATCTACACTAACTGCTGGTGGAGACTTAACACTGTCTAGAGATTTGCATGTTGCCGGATTATCAACATTCGTTGGTATTGCAACATTTTCAAATGATGTATTTGTTGTAGGAACACTTACTGCAGGACTTATTGATGGAGGTTTATTCTGATGGCAAAACCAAACACTAAGCAAGAATTAAAAGATTATTGTTTGAGGCAACTTGGAGCACCTGTTCTTGAAATTAATGTTGCAGATGAACAGATTGATGATTTGCTTGATGACACTATTCAATATTTTAATGAAAGACATTTTGATGGAGTAGAAAAAACATATTTAAAATATCAAATTAATCAGGACGATATTGATAGGGGAAGAGGTGGAACTTCATCTGCTGGTATTACCACTACTGGTGTTGGAATTGTTACTACTACAGGAACTTCAACAAATATAAGTGGATTGGGAACAATCACTTCCAATTTTTATGAAAATTCCAATTTTATACAAGTTCCAGATTCTGTAATTGGTATAGAAAAAGTATTTAAGTTTGATACTAGTTCTATTTCAGGTGGAATGTTTAGTATTAAATATCAATTATTTTTAAATGATTTATATTTTTTCAATTCTGTCGATCTTTTACAATATTCTATGACAAAAAGATATCTTGAGGATATTGATTTTCTTTTGACGACTGATAAACAAATTAGATTCAATCAGAGACAGAATAGATTGTATCTTGATATAGACTGGCAGGTACAAGAAGTAAATAATTTCTTAGTGATAGAATGTTACAGGGCAATGGATCCTGAAAATTTTTCAAAAGTATATAATGACAGTTTTGTAAAAAGATATCTTACTGCTGCAATAAAGAAACAATGGGGACAAAATCTAATTAAATTTCAGGGAGTAAAACTTCCAGGTGGAGTTGAACTGAATGGTAGAGCAATTTATGAAGATGGTCAGAGAGAACTAGATGAGATAAAACAAAAAATGTCTTCGGATTATGAACTTCCACCTATGGATATGATTGGTTAGTAGTTATGTCTTTAAATCCATTTTTTCTTCAAGGATCACCTGGTGAACAATTTCTTGTTCAGGATTTGATCAATGAACAATTAAAAATTTATGGTGTAGATGTTTATTATCTACCAAGAAAAATTTTTAAGACTGATAATATAATTCGTGAAATACAATCTTCCAAATTTGATGATGTTTTTATGCTTGAAGCATATATCAATAACTATGATGGATATGCTCCAGACAGTGATATTATGACCAAGTTTGGTCTTAGATTGAAAAATGAAATAAGTTTGACTATATCGAGAGAAAGATATGAAGAATTTATTGCACCGTTTTTGGAAGGTATATCATCGGGAATTAGAGAAGGAAGAATAACTGATTATGATTTTGCAGATTTAATTACCAGACCCAAAGAAGGAGATTTAATTTATTTTCCTTTAGGTGAAAGATTATTTGAAATTAAAAGAGTAGAATCTGAAAAACCATTTTATCAATTAGGATCAAACTATACTTATGAATTGAGTTGTGAACTTTATGAGTATGAAAATGAACTTATTGATACAGATATTGAAGAGGTAGATAATACTGTAGAAGATGAGGGGTATATTACTTCTCTGACACTTGTTGGTTCTGCAGTAACTGCTACTGCGACAGCCTCGATTGGAACCGGATCTATTAGTGAAATATTCTTAAATAATGATGGTAACGGATATACTTCTACTCCTATAGTAACTTTCTCGTCACCAAATAGTGGAATAAATACGGCAACAGCAGTCGCAGTTACAACTAGTAGAGCAAATATTCAATCTATCTTAAGACTTGAATTAACAAATGGTGGATCCGGGTATACATCTCCACCAACAATTGTAATAAGTGGTGGTGGTGGAACTGGAGCTGCTGTTACATGCTCAATAGGTGGAACAGAATCTACCGTTACTGAAATTACAATATTAAATCAAGGACGCGGATACGCAACTCCACCTATTATTACATTGAGTGGTCCTCCGGCAGGAATTGGAGTTACTGCAACTGCAATTTCTACTGTAGACACTGAAAATAACAATCAATTAAATACAATCAATATATTGAATGCAGGTATTGGATATACTCAAGCACCTACAGTTAGTATTGCAGGATTCTCGACAGTTGGTTTGGGAACTTTTGTGTACAATGAAATAGTAACTGGTCAGAGTTCCGGAACAACTGGAAGAGTTAGAGATTTCAGAACTGTAACTTCAACAACTCCGGGAATACTTCCCATTACTACTTTAAGAGTTTCACTAAATACTGGTGAGTTTAGTGCGGGTGAAGTTGTAGTTGGATCAATATCATCATCTAGATATGTTATCTCAAACTATGATTCATCAAGTTACGACAATCCATACGATGTCAATGAGGAAATAGAATTGGAAGCAGATAATATTATAGATTTTTCAGAATCAAATCCATTTGGTAGTTATTAATGTTAGGTACATATTTTTACCACGAAATTATAAGAAAAACTATTATTAGTTTTGGAACTTTGTTTAATGACATTTCAATTAGACATACAAAAAGTGATGGTAGTATTTTAGATGAAACAAAAGTTGGTCTTTCTT